CCAGCTATCAATCCGCAGTGCACTAGCACGCATCAGATGCCAACGAACATCGTCAAAAGAAGCTCCATATTTCATGGAGGACAAAACACGATCAGTTGCCGGACACGGTAACCACAATCCATCAATTTTTACAAAAGATTGCGAAAGAAACGTACATTCCGACAATGGGCGTGGATCGAAACAAGGAGTATTGGTTGTCACACCAATACCCGACCACACAGCGGCCACAGACCGAGGATTGAACCAACCAACACAGATATCACTAACTGTGAAAGTATTGTCATCCCCGTTGAGAGCAGCTTCAACATGCTGCATGAAATCAAGGTACCCACCAAACAGGTTACCAATGTATTGCCGTTGTTTAACATCACCGCTATTAGCAGCGGAATATCGTTTTGAATTTTCCTCGCCAAACTTTTCAGCCACGAGTACAATCCAAGCATAAGCAAACAAACGAAACAATATCATAGTATTATCCACAATAGTATTAGCACTACCACTAGGATTTCCCGTATGCTTTTGGATAAGCTCCCCATTTTCAAGAACAATCACTGAATTGACTATAGAGTCATATACTCTTTCCAATCTCAAGCGATTTTCCGAAGTTTTGTCTTTTTGTTGCAACATATTCCAACGAATTTCCATCTGCCCGAACATTGCTTCGGCAAACAGTGACGAATCATATTCTGATTCATCAAGCTCAAATGCATTAGGGTGCTTATTCAGCCTCCTATACAAACGATCAAAACCCTGGTTATATTTATTTGCACCAACGAACGACCAACACCTGTTGGCCGACGCATAGAAGTTATTGTTCATGTCCAAACACAGTCGATTACACGCGACGGAATGCTCAAGAGGAGATGCTGTGAACGTCCTGATTTTATTTTGGGCTAGTTTTTCAACCGTCCTCAACTCACATTTTTGCGCACAGGTCCAAATAGGAACCATCTCTTGGGGGCCTTCACCACGACCCAACATGTCCCAATAGTCACCAAGCGCACCAAACGCTGGACTAACCAAGAACTCACTCTTTGTGTGATATTCCAGGGACCACGGAAAACCACAAGAAGTTTGCAGATCTAATTCTTGAACTACTAACTCTTGTGAAACAACTCTACTTCCACCCATAGCGAGGGCAAAATGCCTCTCCGTCCACTCACCGGCAATCCTCCAAGCTTCAGCATCTAACACTGGCTGGGATTTGTCGTATTTTGCAACGGATTTAAAACTCGCTACTAAATTTGGTTGAACCTGGCGGTACTCATCACTTTTACAAATGACTTCCCCACTAGTATGTTCTCCCAAAAACCTTGCAAAGGAGGAATTTAAACACTCCTTATTCTTGGGTTTGGCGAATCTCATCGTCTTACCCAAGTATTCCGTATTACCATTGATAAACCATTCGCGATATTCACGCGATGGAAAAAGAGTCTCGGTATCACCCGACGCTTTTTTACCCGTTGTTGACCCCACAGCTCCTCTAAAAACTGGCTTGCTCAAGTATTTTGCATACCAAGCACTCCAGGAGGAAACAGCGGGCAACGGGACATCTAAAAATGTTTGTTTGCGCAACCCTTCAATGCTTCCAGCATCTCAGGTGTCACAGCTAAACAAACATTCTCATTGTCTGCTCGGGCATTATGAAATGCCACTAACTTACCATCCTTATTACAAATGGGAGCAGAACAATTGCCGTCAACAGTAGAAGCAGTATAATAACATTTTTTATACCCTTTCACACCGTCAACATCAGCTAGATCATTACAATTAACAATGGTTCGGATAACACCCGATGAAACAACAGTTTCTCTCTCGTTAAAAGAGGCTTCACTATCGTAACACGGAAGAAATACCGATTCACGAACACAAGGTTCAGCAGCACGCAACTGATCATATTTAATGTCAGCCGACATAGGCAGACGGAAGGCCAAGAGATCCCAGGAAATTTTCTTCCCTTCACTCTTCTTTTTTTCAACCAACCTCACAATCCCTTTAGCATCTCTCACACGAAAG